ACTTCCTATAAATCCTATGAATTAAACCTAAAGGGAAACTATTATATCCTTTTAGGTTTAATCTGTAGGGTTCAATAGGTAAAATTGCTACTCCGCTACTCCTGTTCTAAAAAACCTTGGTATATAAGGCTCTGAGCCAGTAGCAAACCAGTAGCAAACGCGGCTGCGGGTTTGCTATTCGCTACTCAAGCCTCAGTAGTAGAAATATCGACCGTAACCGAGACCGCTGCGCCCGCGGGGAAAAGACCTTGCAGCCTTGCAGCGATAGCCTCGGGCGAGAAGCCGCCGCAGAAGGTCAGCGAGACTCGCGTGAGCTCGGTGTTTTTTTTTGTCGGCGCAAACCGGTCCTCGGTCGGGGCGATAGGCGTCGAGGAAGCGCAAGGTCTCCTGTCGGGTCGTGCGTCCCTGGAAGGTGATACCGAGCTGCTTTTTGAGGTAGCCCCCGCAATAGGCCTCGCTGACGCCGAACATACGACCGAGCGCCGCGGGCCCGACCTTAAACTTCGAGAGAATATGCTTGATATAGTCTTGCTGCAAGCTCCTCGGCAAAGCTCTGAACCTGTCCCAGGAAAGAGCCTCGTCGGGCTTGAGAGTATGTACTGGGCCGTTCATACGTTCCCATTCCTTTCGTGTTAAATTGTCGCTGGAAAGGCCGCAGCGACGACGGCGAGAGCTGCCATACTTATGCGAGCTCCGCGCGGTGATGGCTTTCTCTTTGACGTCTTGCTTGTAGATATATTCGGCGTCGTCCATGAGCGGTCCCTCTACTTGGCGAGAATGTCTTCGGGCTTGCACTCAAGCGCCTTCGCCAGTTTCACGGCGGTCTTGAGTGCAATGTTCTCAGGGTTGATCTTGCCCGTCTCGATCTGGTGAATCTTCATATAGTTAACGCCACTCAGCACGGCCAGGCCCTTCAAGGTCAAGCCTTTCGCCTGGCGCAGTTCTCTTAATCCCATCGGAATCCTCCTTCTTACTTGTCCCCAGCCCTGACGGGCTGGGGATTCTTAGATCGCAGATTAAACACAGAAGCCGAAGGCCACGCCAATCGAGTTGCTGGCGTTGTAGCAGTTGGCGACGCCGCCGCTGGCGACACAACAGAAGTAGGTAGTGTTGCTCGCAGAAGGAGAACGCTCCCACCAGGCGTACGCAGCCTCGCCCTCATCGCCGAGAGACTTGATACGGTTCCCGCGGCGCTTGTAGTATGTCATCTGCTCGCCGCGATCGGGGTCGTTCTCGGTCCAGTCATGCGGGCCGAAGACCTCCATCTCAGAAGCAAGCCAGAGGAGATCGCTCTCGCCGTCGATCACTCTCGGCTTGATCGCAGCCCGCATATCGTCGGGCAGCAAAGCCAGAATCTCGGTGTTGAGGACCTTGCGGAGCTTGCTTGCCTTCCAGCCGCCCGCGTTCGTGTAGTCGTCATTCATGGGGTAGGTATCGCGCAAGCAGTCCTTGAGCATGAACATGACGTCGCCATCAAAGGGCTTGTCCTTCTCAACGACGACCAGGGTGATCGGCTCACCGGTCTTGAGCTCGTCGTAAATCTCGTCGCCGATCTCAAAGTGCTTTGACGCCTCGCGCAGGTCGGACCACTCCTTGATTTGCGCCCAAGTGATGAATTCCTTGACCTGCGAGACCAGGCCGACCGTGCGAGGCTTGTCGGGCTCCAGGAAGGGCTTTCCGCAATGCGGGCAATACTTATACATGATTCATATCCTCCTTTTTGGTAAGTTCTTTGTACGCGGTAAGCATCGAGGCAAGCTCAGGGTCTTTCTCAGCCAAAAGCTCATAAAGAGCGGTTGACTGCAGTACCTTGACCTTCGCGTCCATTTTCTGCTTAAGTTCCTTGAGCTGCTTAGCTTTCTCTTGCCTTGCGGTATACGCCGAAAAATCGACTTTAGACACGATCTCGCGTCCTAACTGAACAGCTGCCGCAGACTCAGGCGCGATCTCAATGACCTTTGCCAAAGCAAAACCGTGGTGCCCGGTTTTTACCACGACAATATCGCTAACGCAAATCGTCGGGTCATAGAGCGCATAGGAATACTGCATGTTGTGATTCGTGCCGTCCAGAAACTGCACATTCGCCGTAATATAATCGTTAAGCATAAAATTATCCTCACTTTCAATAATAGCTATCTCATCGAGCGCAAACCAAAAGGCATTGTACTTACTGCGCGGGTTATTTGTGCCGTCGAGCTTTACTCCCACTCTATCAGCGCAAAGCCCTGTGCTATAAACCACCACGCCAACGCAGCCAGTAAAACGCGCATTATAGCTGGCGTGCGGTAAGACCCGCACACGATCTCCGATTGTCATAATACGCGATCATTCCTCCTTAAACTATCCTACGGAGCTCCTGGGCGAGCCGTATCGCGTTCTACGGCCAGGGCCCTGGTGTTTATACTCCCAGATTTTGGACACGCCTGGGTTAGTCCAGGCGGTCCATATTGACGTTGCAATGTCCGCAAATCAAGCTGAGCTCGGAAGTGGTGCGAACCTCCTGACCGCAGACGGGGCAGACGTAGCGGTGAGCCTTCTCGCGCTCAGCCTTGGCCTTAGCCTTCGGCATGACACGGGCGAAGCGGACGCTCAGGTCGACACCAGCCTCGGCGAGCTTGGCCTTAAAGGCGTCGGTCGGAGAGGTATGCGCGTAACCGTTGGCGCGGTCATACTCGACGATCAGGTCGCGGCTCTCGCACTCGGCCTTGAAGGTCTTGTTGTGGTAGCGGCCATTCTGACAGGTGTCGGCGATCTCGTTTTCGGTGCAGAAGAGGTGAACCATCTCGTGCAGCAGGGTCGCGCAGGTGGATTCCTTCGGGCGGTTGATGAACTCGGCGCCGAGGTTGATCTCATACATGCCCTCGTTCTCGGATTTCCAGATCTTCTTGGTGGAGCAATGGCCGTACGCTTTCGGCGTGGTCTGAACGGTGATGACCGGACGAGGCAGCTTGCCTTCGAAGTAGATCGCGTTGAGCTTGTCGAAGATCATCTCGAGGGCGGTGATCGTCTCACTCATTTTCATCGGTTCGGGCTTGTCCTCCGTAGCAGGGGCCTCGGTCTTCGGCTCTTCAACCTGGGGCTTGGCGTTGGTCTGCTCTTCGGCGGCAGGCTCTTCGCAGAGGCGCCAGCGGCGATCATAGGAAGCCGCGGCCATGCCGCTCGGCTCAGCGGCGGGCTCGTCCACGGGAACGGAGAAGATTTTGCGGTTCTCTTCATCGATCTTGACGACCAGACGGACCTCGTTGGTCTCCTTGTTGACGATCTTCTTGTTCAGCACGGTAGTCATGTCCTTCATTTTTATATCCTCCTGAAAAGTTTGATTTTGTTGTGTTCCTTGGAACAATTATGATTTTATCGTGTTTAGTAAGTTTCGTATGCTGACAAAGCGCTCGGGGTTTTACTGAAATTATTAAGCGCTTTCGACAGGTATCAGCCGCGGAGCTCCTGGGCCTTGACAAACGCCTCGCGTTGCCTGGCCTTATCGAGTAAGCCGCTCGCCTGGCCGTGGTAGACCGGCTGCCATTCCTCTTTGCGGCCGATGCCGGTCATAGTCGGGAGCGCAAAGTCATAGACCGCAGCATACGCGCCGGTTTTGACGTTTTGGAAGATCGTGAATGGAGTCATAGCAAATCTCACTTTCTTGATGTAAATAACTAAAGTCGCTTGCGAAAAGACTGCGTTTCTGCAAGTGAGTTGGCTTATTTGTTGACTTACTTGCAGAAACGCTTGCTTTTTGCTTAGACCACGCGAACCTCGTAGATCAAGTAGTCGGTGTCGTTGCCGTCCGTGCTGCGATACAGCCAGGGCGAGACCCGCGCAGGCTTGCCCGAACGGCTCTCGATGAAGGCCTGAGCCTTTTCCAAAGAGGTATAGCCCTCTTGACTGACACGCCCGAGACTTGCCTCGGGCATGACCTGAACAACGTAAACTCTCATGCACTCACCCCACTTTTTTGCATCTGATAATAGTAACCGTGACCGGTCTTTTCGTCGTCAAATGTGAACTCGCAAATCTCGTTGTAGCAATCGCCGTCAAAGTTGCGGACAAAGGTCTGGCAATCGTAGGGCAGGTCACGACAAATCTCAGCTTGCGCGGGAGCGCTCTCCGCGGATTCTTCGTAGCGATAATTGTCAAAGTAGCAAATCTTCTTGCCGTCAATAACGGTGTAGCGAGAATTGTATTGCTGAACCGGATTCGCAAACTGCTCAAGATCAAGACCGAAGTCAATACCTTTCTTTTTGCAAGCGAAACGGATTTCAGCAAAGAACTTAGCCGGCGTCACATTGTTTCTTGTAAGCTCGATTTCCCAGTTCATCATTTTGAAGACCTCCTTACTAATCGCGTCAAGAGGTTACCTTTCGCAGCGCGCTTACCGCTTGAAGCTCGTGAGCTGGGCGGCGCTGTCCGCATTCTGTTTTATCCTCTTGACATTTTTAATTTTACCGTGTTTAGTAAGTTTCGTATGCCGACGAACTGCTCGAGGTTTTACTGATTTCGCTAAGCACTTCTGACAGGTCTCGCCGATCAGGCCTTGCGGGCGTCTGCCGCATACGCAACCGCCTCTTCGTAAGTATCGAAGTAGTTGTGGTACTCGTCGCAAGTCTTATTTTCGCTCATGTGATTCTCAGGCTTGCAATCGGCCTCGATCGGCGCGAGATTGACTTTTACCTTGCCAGAGTCAAAAAACTTGGTGACAACATGCCAGAACGTCATAGGGGTGTACCTCCTTCAAAAATTAAGCATTTACAAATCAAGTGGAACGATATATAATGAAAGGCACCTTGGAGCCCAGCCGGTCTTGCGACCGGCCAGGCGCATGGGGTGATTAGCGGTTATTCATCTTCGAGAAGCTCATAAAGCTCTTCTTCGGAGACAACCTCGATCAGCCGGTCATCGACCTTGCCGAGGTAACCGTAAGGGGTGTAGCCATCAGGCATTTCACGCACCTCCCTTCTTAGAGCTTGCAGGTTGGAGCTGCAGGCTCTTTCTTTTTGTCAAGCTCCTTTCCTCTTGACATTTATAATTTTACCGTGTTTAGTAGATTTCGTATGCCGACGAACTGCTCAGCGTTTTCAGTAAAAACCTGTTAGGTTCTGCCGATTTACAACGCTTACTAAACGCGGTAAAATTGATATTGTGAGAGAAGGGGCTCTCCATTTTTATACGGTCGACATTATACGAAGAATCCGCCCATTCCTTTATACTAATAATAGTAAAAAGGAAAGGACGGTGGACGCATGGCCTACTCAGACGCTCAGCGAGAAGCGACGGAACGCTATAACCGCAAAACCTACGAGCGCATTGAGCTGAAGGTGAAGAAAGGCCAGAAGGACTATATTCAAAAAGCTGCGGCGAGCGTCGGCAAGAGCGTCAACCGGTTTATCCTGGACCTGGTAGCGAAGGAGACCGGCAACGATGAAATATGATCTTCTCGTCCGGTATATGGACGCGGGCCGAGTCTGCGAAGAGCGCTTGCACGAGGTCGCAGAACCAGCTCAGGCAGCTCGAGCCTTTGCGCTGAATAATGATCTCACCGCGTCAGACTGGATTGCTTGTGAGGCCTACACGCCTACCGGCGAGCTCGTCGAAAAGTTGGCGTATAACGGCCGCAAGATATAAAAAGAAAAAGAGCCCTCCCGCGGACGAATCCACAGGAGGGCTTTTCAGTTAGATCGGAGGGCTGTTTTTATCCTCGTCCTCGGTGAAGTCTTTTGCTTTGGCGGCCTCGAATGTAATACCGCCGCGTTTGTGATCGGATTTGGCAAGCCCGAGATACCCGTTTGCGCCCGCAATGATAACCGCCTCGCCTACGCCGGTCGCAGCGGTAAGCCAGGCGGCCGTGGCGGTGTAGCCCCCCTTGATGCAGAGGTACATAAGGAAGAGGCACTCCTGCACGATCAAGAGACCGGCGAGAATCGTCAACAGGCATACGAGCTTGCTCCATTCGATCTTGACCTTCTTCTTTGAGGGCTTTTTCTCATGGCGCCCCATCAGGCAATGCCCAGGGCCTTCGCGTACCGGAAGAGCACGGTCGCGAACTGCTCGCGGGTCAGGAAGTCCTGCCACATGTAATTCGGTTCGCCGTTCGGCAGCGGGTTACCACCAACCATGAGGCCCTTGTCGATCATAAATTGACGGCCTTCGGTGCTGTAACTGCCGCAGTCGTTGTCCTGCAGCTCCGCGCGGTAAGCCGCCATTGCGACCTTGAACATATCGTTGAATTGATCTTGCGTCATTTCCTCAGTCTCCTCTCCCGCAAGGCTCCAATCAGGCCGGCCGTAGCCCGCGATCTGGTTGTAGCCGAGCGAATAACTCTTGTCACGCACCGCGCCGCCGTTCGGGACGACGCCAGGCGCGCTTGAGGTGTTGCCCTCGATCGTGTAGACCCTGCCTCCTTCGACCTTCTCCACGAGACCGGTATGGTACGAGCTTGCGCCGCCGTCGTTCGTGAAGAAAATCTGGTCGCCAGGCTGCGGGTCCTTGAAGAAGCGGCCAGCCTTCTTGTAGTAGCCCATGCTGTAAGTACACCCCGCGCCTGCGCCCTTCTTCGGCTGGAAGGTCATAGCCATTCCGAGCTCAAGGCCGAAGGTGTAAATAAAGCAGTAGTCTACGAAGCAGTCGCACCATGCGTAGCCATTCTTCTTGCCGTTGTAGACGACCTCGAGATCGTCCAAGAAGGCCGCGAACTTGTTCCAGTTGTTGTAACCGGCGTTCGCGGTCTTGTCCTCAAGCTGGGCGTTTGTCGCCTTCTCGAGGTACCCGTTCTCTGAACGGGCGGTAGCGAGTACACGCTGAACAGGTGTCATAGCTTTAGACCTCCTTGCCGATACCGTCAATCGCGTCCTGGGTCTTCTGGGACTGGGTGCCGAAGTAGAAGGCGATAATGACGGCGTAGATCGTCATAAAATCCTGGCTGATCTTGCCGACGATCGCCATATAGGCGAACACGCCGGTCAGGACCAGGGTGACGATCGACTTGACGCTCAGCAGATTGCCGAGTCTCTTGATGATCTTTTCGTTCATTCCAAATCTCCTTTCTCAGCCTGCAGGTGGTCGGTCGGCAGCGCCAGGAACTTCGCTTTCAGGTCGTCCATGACACCGTTGACGCCCAGGCTGTGATACTGCGTCCAGCAGTTGATGAAATTTTCGCGAGCATAGATCGGGGCGTACCCCCGTTCGCTCCACTTGTTATAGTCGGCGATCATCTGTGCCCTGAGGAGTGCCTGTACGCCGAGTCGAACGCCCTTGATCTGGGCGAACAGCAAACGAAAAACGCCGACAAGCAGACCGCCGGCGCCGAGAAGGCTGAGGACCTGGTAAAGCGTCATTCGGCTACCTCCGTCCAGCCATAAACGCCAGGCTCCCAGACGTTGTTGTCCACGTTAGAGGTCCAGTGCTTATCAGCGTGAGAGACCTTTGCACCCTTGGCGTAGGCGTCATGCGCGCCTTGTGGCTGAGACCAAGCCGGCCACTCTTCGGCAGGGTCGGCAGTAGCTTTCCATAAGCTGGAGGCGGCATCGGGAGTCCAGTCCGCCTGCGAGGTATGATCTTGCAGGCAACGGTAAAGTTGGCCGCCGTATTTGCGGATATTGCCAGTCTTATAGGCGATCGGGTAGGCCCAGGCAGCAAACAGGTCAACATGCTCGTTGGCGGTCGTGTCATCGACCGCGCCACTTTCCGCAGCGTTTACGAAGAGAATCGACTGTACGGCCACGGCCTCGGTCGTGAGCGTGCCCGCGTCCACGAAGGCAAGCGTAACGAGCTCCAGGTCGTCCATGGTGGACTTCCCTGCAAGGCCATACACTTTACCTTCCCAGACGATACCGTGAGCCCTGGACTCGCCACAGAGCCCCCAGGCGCCGTTCTCAAGCGGCTCGACAAAGTTTGGTTGCTCGGTCAGCCCCAGAGTAGTCCCATCTTTTACGATTCGGTACATTAGTTGCCCTCCATTTCGTTTTATCGTTCGGGTGGAACCCGAAAAGATGCTTGAAAAATAGATCGATACGCGCGACGGCTTTGAAGCTGTCGCCCCGTCGCATGTGTCCCTTGAAGCTGTCATAGGCGGTGCGAATATCCTCGAGCGAGAACTCGCCGGCCTCGTACCACTTGCGGAACTTGAAGAGCTTTCTCTTCATCGCGCGCATGGACGTACGGCTCATTTTGCGAAGGACTCGGCCGGTCTCCGTCAAGATGAACTTCGTTTTGAGGAATACAATGCCGCGTGTGATCGGGCGGATTTTGGTCTTGCGCAGGTTGAGCGTGATACCCAGCTCGGCGCAGACCTCTTTGATTCTCTCGAGGCAATACTCCAAATAGTGAATATCCTCGTGAATCAAATAGCCGTCGTCCATATACCGGCCATAGCCCTTAATGCGAAGCTCTTCCTTGATAATATGGTCGAGCTTGTTCGGCAGCATGAGCGCCGCGTTTTGCGAGATTTGACTGCCAAGGCCGTACCCGACTGGGCCGAAGTTCTCAAGGAAGTCATTCGCGAGCTTTCTGGTCTTCGGGTCGTGAACACGACGGGCGAGCTCGTTCTGGACGGTCCAGTGCTGCGCCGAGCCGAAGTAGTCCTTGAAGTCGAAGACGAGAATACCGCCTTTGAGACCGTGCTTGCGGAAATGTCGCTGCAAGTGGCAGTTGAGACGGTCCATTGCGAAGTCAATGCCCTTGCCCTTGATGCTTGCGGCATTGTCATAAATAAACGCAGGTTGAAAAACCTTTGTGATAACCTGGTCGCAGAGATTTCTCTGAACGGCGCGCTCTGTGATATGGACGCTGCGAATATGACGCCATTTTCCGCGATCGTAAATGTCAAACTCATAGAAGCCTCGGCTTTTATATGTTCCAGCCAACAGCTCGGCATGGGTCCTCGCGGTATTCGAGATGATGTTCATTCGGTAGCGCTGTGTCGAGCATTTCCAGTTGACATTCTTGCAGCAGGTTTGCCCTGCCTGAAATAGATTGCTAAAAGAAAAGGCCTCCTCAAAGCTGCCGCAAGCGATGCTGCGCGCGAGCCTTTTGGCCTGCCTTCTCTGACAGCGGCGTTGATACCTAAGCTCGTGCCGCTCTTCGCTTGTCATAGATTAGATTGTCTCCTTCATACAGTGGTATTTATAGAGCGCGTGTTATAACTGCGTAGCGGCGCCGTCCATGAAACTCGGTACCCGCGCGCTTCCGAGCCATGCAAGCAGCGTCCAGACGGCCGCATCGACGGAGTGTTTTTTACCCGACGGCCAGGGAAGCAAGTCCTCCTTCCGTATCGGTCCTGCTTTCGCTCTAAAGAGAGTTACTCGGTCTCACCAGGAAATAAACGGAATCCGAAGGCCACGCCATTCGAGTTGCTGGCGTTGTTGTTGTTGGCGTTGCCGTTGCTGTTGACATTACAGAAGTTGGTAGTGTTGCTCGCATTAGGAGAACGCTCCCACCAGTTGTTCGCAGACAGGGCAACAATGCAGGACTTGACCCAGTTATTCAGGAAGATTTTTATATCGGGCGCGATCTGAGCGCCTGATACCGGAAATGAGTTTGGCCTCCTCGATGATAAGCTCGCCCCAAACCGTGAAGGCGTTGTCAAAGCCTTTGAAGTTCTCAGGGTTCTTCCAGAGGACGCCCGCAAGAAGGCCCAGTTGCCGGTCGAGGGCTTGAAGTTTGGCGTTTGCCGCGATCAAGTGATCTCTCCGGAGCTGGGCCTCATGCTGGTTGATCGGGAAAATGCTGTTCGCCATCGTGACTTCATCGTAGACGGCGCTTGCGTGGTCCATGATCTTCTGCGTCAAGTAGAAGGTGTACCTTTTAGGTACCTTGAGGCACTGCTCGAGGGTATGGACCTGCAGCTTTCTCGCGGTCTCAACGAACTGCGCAGAGCTGGCGCCGCGTTTGGACTTGTAGACTGACATAAGCGTTTTCCTTTCCGCGGCCCTTACGGGCCGCAGATATTTGTAGATTACAGATTAAACACAGAAGCCGAAGGCCACGCCAATCGAGCTGCTGGCGACGCTGTAGCTGGCGCCGCCGTTGCTGTAGACATAACAGAAGTAGGTAGCGTTGCTCGCACAAGGAGAACGCTCCCACCAGCCGTACGCAGACCCGCTTACATTCTTAACTTTGCTGTTGCCGGCTTTGTAGTACGCATATTGCGTGCCTTCGCCAGAAACCGAGTAAGAGGTAGAACCGAAAATCTCAACCTCAGACAGGAGGAAGAGCTTATCGGCGGTCGTCTTGATCGTTGTACTCTGACTGCCAGCCGAGGAGAGCTTATTGACCTGCTTAATGGCGTTTTGCCAGGCACTCGTGAGCTGACTGAGATAGGTCGCCATGTTGCTCTTACGCATAGCGCAGTTTTCCCAACCGCCGCTATTCGTGTTAGAGCTATTCATTTGCGCCTTACCTGCCAGGCAGTCAGCCATCTGCAAGGTCATACCGGCCTTGCCGGTCGCGGTCGCGGAACCGTACGCGGTGGAGGTCGTCAGGGTATCGTGGTTGAAGCCCATGATCTTAAAGGCGTACGAGGTACCATTGATCGCGATATTGATCGAGTCGCCAACGCTGATTTTGTAGTGGCTCGCGCCGTCGTCGATATAGACCGTGCTTGTCGTGTTCGTGATCGCGCTATTCCGAGAGATCGCCTCAGCATAGAGACTCATCTTCTCGGCGGTCAGGCTCGAAATGCCGGTCGTATAGTTGACGCCAGACTTGGCGCTCGTGCTCGCAGTCGGCTTATAGGACAGGGTCACGCTCGCGCTCTGGCCGCTGGTCGTGATCGAAACAGCCTGCTGGGCGGTGTCCGTGCCGTTCGTGCTCTTGACGGTCCAGGTGCCGGCGCTCGGGACGGTAAACGTATAGCTACCGGTCGTATTCGGCGCGGTGAGCGTGGTCGTGCCATTCGAGCAAGTACAGGTCGAGCCCGATGGATATGTGACCGCGATCGTTGCAGCGAAGTAGGTCAGCGTGACGGTGTACTGCTTGACCTCTGTGACAGAGACGCTCGTGGTAGCCGTCTGGCCGTTCAGCGTAGCGGTGATATTCCACACGCCATAGGATGGAATCTGGAAGGTCCATTTTCCGCTTACCTCTGTTCCCACGAGAGAGGTCTCACCGTCCGTGGCGGTCACCGTGGAGCCTGTGGGGGCAGTCACGACGATTGCGGGATAGAAGCCGCCGCCGCTCTGCGCGACTGGATTCAGGAGCTCATACTGCGTGCCGTTGTACTGGAAGAGATAGACGTAGCCGGCCTTGAGAAGTCCAGCCGCGACGGCCTCGCCTTTGTAGTAGATCGACTTCGCACCGGTGCTGTTAACGTTCAGCGTGGGCGCGGTCGCAGTGTTGTCGTAGGAGAACTTCACGCCCACGATCGCGCCGGTGACGAGCGTAAAGCCCGAGAGCGTTACGGCCTTCGCCTTCGTTGCCGCAGCGGTCGAGCAAGCGCCGTAGCCACGGCCCAGCTTTGCAGCCGCCGAGAGTACGGCCTCAGCCTGCGCGAGGCCACCCGTGCCGGTGAAGACAGGGAGATTCGCAGTCGAGCCGAGCTTGCCGTCGCTCGTCAGGTTGCCGTGCTTGTGAGACGCGGCTGCCGCACCTACTTGGGCCGCGGTCACGCCATGCGGATTCTGCTTATCCGCAGCGTGCTCGTCAATAGCGCTCTGCGCGTCATCAGCGGCACTCTGGGCGTTGTCCGCTGCGGTCTGCGCGTTATCTGCAGCAGTCTGGGCATTGCTTGCTGCAGTACCCGCGGCGTTGGCCGTACTCTGCGCGTCCGAAGCAGCAGTGCCCGCAGCGTTGGCCGTACTCTGCGCGGTAGCTGCCGCGCTCTTCGCAGAAGCGGCATCGCTGACACCCTGATCGGCCTGCTTTTTTGCCTCCTGGATATTCTTCTGCAAGGCGTCAAAGTCCTTGTTGGTGAAGTTGCGGGCGATCGTGGTACCGGAAGGCCAGGCTTTCGCCGTACCCTCTACGCCGCGCGTACAACCGGAAAGAGAGTCCGTCGTCTTCGCGGTGTAGAGAATCGTTTCGCCGTCTTCGTCCGTGCCGATCGTTGCGAGGTTCGGGGCGTCGGGGAAGGCGGAAATATCGGTGACGGGAATTGTGGTGTCGCCTGCGCCGATACCGTCGGCGAGAGCGACCTGCGGAGAGAAGGGAATGCCCTTATACATAGTCTCCAAAGTGTTTTACCTCCTGAGAGTTAAACTGTTGCGTCGCCCCTGGACTGCACGAAGCCCTGGACGAACATGTCAATACTGACGTAGGCAAGATCATTCGGCCGAACCTCGATCGAGAGCCAGGAGCCACGCGGAATCAGCTTGGAGCTGGTGTCCACGAGATATTGCGTCAGGTCGAGTTCGGTGTCAGTCGAGACGATCGTCGTCTTTTTCTTGCCGTTAACGTAGAGGTCGAACTGTTTCGGGCTGCCATAGAAGTAGATGCCAGGCGTGATGTCGTGCTCATGCGCGGGAATCGTGATATTATGGCTATGCCCAGGAATCGTGACGTTGTGAGAATGACTTGGAATGCGAACGCTGTGCGAGTGATCGTCGATCTTATGCGTATGCGCGGGATGGACATGCGCGCCAGACCATACAAAGGTCTCATAGCCATCAATGGTTTGGCCGTCACTGGTCGTCGCGAGCCGCGCGCCGCGAGAAAGACCATGATTGTGCACGGCCTGCCCACTTGTTTGGCTCGGCAAGACGTTTGAGGACTCGAGCGTCGTCGCGCCCGACGTCTGGCCGCCACCCGAAGAGGTGGTCGAGGTAGAGCCGCCGCCCGAGGTGCTTGAATAGGTCTTTTGCGAAGCAGTCGTCGAGGAGACAACCTTAGACTCGGCGGCCTTCGTCGCCTTGGAGTAGGCGCGGAAGCTGCCGACGCGGACCTTCGCGACGATCTTATTGACGATTCGCATATCCTCGGGAAGGTAGAAGTCCATGACCGCGCCGTTCTGCGAGTCGCAGTTAGCTTGGAGCGACTGCGAGTAAAGCTGCGTTGCGCCCTGAGCGTACGCCTGCTCGATTCGCTGCCGGTCAGCCATATCGGCGACGCTGGACGCAATATCGGTGCTCTTATTCGCGACGATGATCTTGCTGCTTGGTACGTCGTCGTATTTATAGGTGAGCTCGGTAACATAGGTATCGACCTGCGTTCCGAGCTCAGTCTGCAAAATACGAACGCGCTTGCCGATCTGCGCGACATTGTAGTCGGATTCGTCAAGCTCGGCGAAGCTGATCTCAAATTGCTGTAACGGGTCCTGCAATTCGTTCAGCATGACTTGCGCCGCGGAGAGAAGGCTTGCGGGGTCCTCATAACGGCGGTCAATCCAGATTCGTTCAATAAGACCGTACTTGTCGATATACTCCTGCGGGCTCTGAATATACTCGAGACCATTGTTGACGCTCTTGATCGTGAGCTGGTTGACGCCTTCGCCGTAGCCCAGGGGGTAAAGTCTGGTGCAAATCTGCTGTGGGTCGCTGCCAGAACCATACGAGAGCATGTTCCAACCCGAGCGCACGTAGAGCTGCGGCTTTTGCCCGAGGCCGATCGACTTGAGGGAGAGACGCCACGGGTAGACGCTGGTATCAGTTACCCACATGTAGTCGGCAAGCGGTGTTGCAATCGAGAATAGGGCCGAGAGTAAGGTCTCCTGCGTCCAGCCGTATTCAAATTGCCGTGCGAAGTCGCACTCATAAAGCACCCAGTTTTGCACGCGCTGCCGATTCAGCACGTAGCGAATACAGTCAGCCGTGTAGGTTCCTCGGTTGCCTACGACATGGTACCCGAAGAGCACGTTGTCGATCAAGGTTGCGAGGACATGCTCGCATTGATAGGTCAAAAGACCGGTCTCAGCGATCTCTGCGTCGACCGGCATAATGCGATAAAGCTCGCCGCCGTTGTAGCGGACATAGTTGAAGGGCTGGCAATACTCATTTTTTGCGTCATTGTACGGAAGCGAAAAAGTGAGATACCAAAGACTATTGATCTTGCGCTCTTCCTCTACGCCGCTCGCGTTCTCGGCGATCGCGATACGCTTGCGGCTTTTATCAAAAATCTCAAGCATATCACAAGTACCTCTCTGTATAAATCAGGTTACCAGACAAGCCATTGCCGATCGCGCTCTCAATGTCAAGGTAGAGAAGGTCGCGCGAGAGCATGAGCCAGTCGCCAGACTGCTTATCGAGAACGTTCTCGCCATTCAGCAGGACTCGGAACGTGTCGCTGTCAATACGCAGCTCGCCGCCAGGCGGAATCGTGACAGTGACGGAGACCTGCTCCGTGGACTGCGTGCCCGCGCCAGAGACCGAGCCGAGCACTTCATAGAGCAACGGGTCGATCAAAATATCCTTAACCACGCTCGCCAGTGAAGTAAGCGCATCGGCATAGACCTCATGCCAGAGAATATCAGCGCTCGCGTACGAGCTCGCCCCGAGGTTTTCAGCAAGCACGTTGACGATCATGGAGTTCTGCGCGCCGTCAGACATGGCTTGCAAGGTGTCCCCCAGTAAGCCCTTCACGATGATATTCGCCCGCATAAGCGCGGCGCTGTTCATTGCCGCATACGACTCGAAGGCCGAAGCAATGCCGATCGCGCCGCGCGCAGTACCGCGGAGGATGTCATTGAAGAAGGCGGTCGTCTCGATCGGAATAGCTACGCCGGCAACAGATTCCAGGTTTTCAGCGAGAAGCAGCTCAATGTGAATTGTGTTGTCCTGACTTCCCAGCGAAAACCTGGATAAATTGAAGCGGTCAAAGCTAAACATATTAGTTCAATCCCACCTTCAACGCGCCGACGTCAATCGTCGGCATATAGCCCTTCTTGATCGTGATCGCCTCGGTAAGCTCCTGCAAATACACAGGCTCACCTCCCGTTGCCGCAGAATAGATCGCCGAATAGGTCCAGACGCCCCACGGCGTCGAGGGACGATTGAAGGACACGGCGAGCGAGTTCTGCACGAGCATCTGGCCGCTCGCCTGTTCGCTCGGTGCCGAGAACGTCAGCGCAACGCGGGCATAGTTATCGCCGGCAAGCTCGGAGCCGGTCTCCTCGGGAGAGCCATTCCAGAGAGAAAAATGCGCGGAGATGCCGAGGATAGACGTGCCGCGGAAGAGATTCAGGAGCTTTGTCTTGAAGGCGTTCGACATGTTGCCGGTCAGGTAGAAGAGCACGTCGCCAGCCAGGAAGACAGGCGGCTCATTCGCGCCGATAACCAGACTTTCGGTCAGCTCGCTGCGGGCGAGCATATTGCCGCCGACCAGAGAATCCATGATCGCAATGTGTGTCACGGTGCCCGCGGGGTCAGCCGGTGCCGCGAAGGTAATGTCAGAGAGATTCTGAATACCGATACCGCCGTTAGAAACCGCCGGCTCAGAAAAAGCGATCTCCATGCGGGCATAGCCGGCGTAGCTGATTTCTGTGCCGGCCGTACCGGAATCGCCAGGGTCGTTGAGGAACAAGGCCAGGTAGACTTTTGTCGGGGCGGCGAAGGTGACGCCGCGCAAGACGTTCAGAAAACCGGTCTCAAGGTAGTCGCAAGCATACATAGCTTAGTCACTCCTTTTCGTTGCAGTGATTGTAATGTTTTGAACGTTGCTCGAAGAGACGTTGCGCAGAACGATCATGCACGGCGTTTCCGCCGTGCCTTGATACGCGATCTTGTTGCGTCCGTTCTCAAGCGGCGTGGTGATCGTCGGGCCGTACGCGAACGGCTCGGCGATGAAGTTAAGCTCGAATTCGCGGCCCGTTTCGAGGTAGTAGTCCTGAACCTCGGCGGGGTCATAGAGCTCGGCGATATAATACTTGTCAGGCTCGTTCCAAAGGCGGAGCCGAGCCTTCTTGCTGAGGGCGTAGATGATCTCGCGGAACTCGGCTTTCGTGACTTGGCGCGTCAGCGTACAGGTCATGCGCAAGGTGCGCTCTTCCCAGTTTTTCGCGCCGAAGTCGTAAGAGCCAGAGCGGCCAGGAATGGTGATCTTACGAGCTCGCTTTGGAGGAAGCAAGTAGTCGTAAGCAATCACCATCAGGCCCCAGTCGTCTACGCTGTTATATCTGCCGAAGCTAAAGCTATCGCCGGTCATGTCGGTGCAAGCCCCCTTCTTCGGATTTCGCGCGCTGTTTCAGCGCCGATCTGCTTACCTACGCGGCGTGCGTCTTCTTCGGAGCCGTCGCCGTTATAGGTCACATAGACAATGATTCCGTTGTCGTTGGTAATGGTCTGCGAGTGGTTACCGCCGCCAGAACCGGAGTTTGCTGTGAGCGCGAGCTTACTGCTGAGTCCGCCGACTTCGGTCGCGACGGAGACATTCGCGTCATCGATCAAGTCTTGAAGCTGCGCGCGCATATCGTCGGTCAGCTCAGGCATGGCCTGATCGACGCCCTTCCCGATTCCAGGAGGAATCCAGCGGCCGACCTCTTTGGCGAATACCTTAGACGGAGAGGCGATGCCGAGGGCAGACTTGATCGCGTTGAGCGCGCTGTTCGCGACATTTTTCGCGGCCTGAACGAGCGTGCCGACTGCGTTCGAGACGCCGTTGGCGATACCCTCGATGATGTTGCGGCCAAGGTCAAGCCAGTTGGTATTTGTGATCGTGTCCCAAACCTGACTGACGAGATCGCTTGCAGCCTGCCCCAAGTTGGAAAACAGGCTCTTGATGCCCTCGATGATCTTTGTGAGGATTTCCGAGCCCTTCTTAAACCACTCAGTATTTGTGATCTTGTCGGTGATCTTCTTGACAAGATCGCTTGCCGTCTGAGCAAGTGTCGTGAAGATGCTCTTAATGCCGTTGATGATCTTTGTGAGGACTTCGGCACCCTTCTGGAACCACTCTGTATTTGTGATCTTATCCCAAATAGTCGAGACGATCTTACCCGCGGCCTCGAAGAGCGAACCGATCAAGGAGAGAATACCTTTGACGAGCGACTCGAGAATCTTCGCGCCGAGCGCGAGCCAGTCAGTTTCAAAAATCGTATCGACCAGAGCGTCCACGAGATCAAGCGCGGCGTCGATGAGATCAGGCAGCGCCTCGATCAAGCCTTCGGCGATTGCGAGGGTCAGCTCAATCGCAGCGTCGACCAGGAGCGGCAGATTGTCGAGCAAGCCCTGTGTGAGGGCGTTTAAGAGCGTGATCGCACACTCAATGATCTGCGGCAAGTTATCAAGAATTGCAGTAACGAGATTCTCAATAATGACGGGCGCAGCCTCAATGATAACCGGCACCGCCGCAATCAGGCCCTCGACGAGACCGGTCAGCAGTGCGAGCGCGGCGTCAATAAGAGCGCTGATATTCTCTGTGCTGAGAAGGCCTTCAACAAACTGCAAGACCGCCTCGACCGCGGCAGGAATCAGTGCGGGCGCCTCTTTCGCGAGACTGTCCGCGAGAGTTGTGATGATCTCAAGAGCCGCAAGCGTCAGGTCTCCGAGAATGGAGCCGAGCCCGCTGACTAAAACCTTGCCGATTTCGATCGCGCTGTCAACGAGCGTCTTCTTGTTCTTGAGCAGACCGGAGATCAAGCTCTTAATGACCTTGACGCCGATGTCAATAAACTTCGGAAGCTCGCTCGTGATCTTGAGGAGAACCTCAGAGAGCACGTCGCCCGCAGCCGAGACAAGGCCTTCCAGGCCGTTCTCGTTGAGCGCCTCGGAGAGCTGCCCGACGAGCTCGGTTGCAAACTGGACCGTATCACGGAGCGGAGCCTGCAGGTTTTCATATACGCCGATGCCGAGCCCCTCGAGGGCCGACTTCATAATCGTAATATCGCCTTGCAGGTTATCGAGCTGTGTGTCGGCCATGTTCTGCATGGCGCCCGCGCTATCGTCGATTGCCGCGGCCAGGTTATCAAACTCTTCGCCGCAGCCGGCGAGAAGAGCCTGCGCAGATTTCAAGTCGACTTTATTAAAAATCTCGTTGAGAACCTTTGTCTTCTCGCCCTCAGTCATGCCCGACAGCGCGGAGTCAAGATCGCGGAAGACCTCATTGAGCGGACGCATATTGCCGGCCGCGTCATAGACTTCCAGACCCAGGGCCGACATAGCATCCGCGGCTTTATCCGTAGGCGCGGACAAAGCGAGAATAACATTTCGTAAAGCCGTGCCGCCCTCGGCGCCCTTAATGCCTCGGTTTGCGAGGACACCGAGCGCTGCGTTCAGCTCAGTTGTGCCACCGGCCAGGCTCTTCGCCGTGCCGCCGACAGTAAGAATCGCCTCGCCGAGCTGGCCGACGCTGGTATTTGCCTTGCTGGCGGTTTTCGCCATCTTATCGCCGAACTCGGTCAGATTTGCGCTGCTTGCCTCAATACCGAGCGCGGCCATTGCGTCGGTCGCGAGGTCGGAAGCGTAAGCGAGGTCAAGACCACCTGCGGCGGCCAGGTTCAGGACCGAAGGCAGAACGTCCGCGGAGGTCGCGGCGTCGTAGCCGGCCAGAGCCAGATAGTTTAGAGCATCAGCAGCCTCGGACGCGCTGAACGCAGTCGTTGCGCCTGCGTCTTTTGCGGCCTGGGACAACAGCTCAAACTCTTCCGAGCCATTGCGAATGTCCTCGACCGTGAGGCCCATTGTTGCCGCAACCTGCGACATACTGGATTCAAAACCAGAGCCGACCTTCACGGCGGCGGTGGCTACGCCGGCAACGGCGGTCGTAACAGCCGCAACCGCAGTCGTAACACCCTTTAGGGCGGTAGAGGCAATACTGCCAAGACCAGAGAGAGCGCTTTTGAATTTACTGGAATCGCCCTCAATGTCGATAATGACGGAGCCGTCATTTGCCATGTTTCCACCACCTTTTCAGTGGCGTCATCGGCAACTAAGGCAACTACTTGACGCGAATCTCGAATAATTTCTTACAATTTCGGCCCTTGCAGCGAACAAAAACGCCTGCGCACTTCGCGTCGGGCGCGAGGTACACAGGCATTTCATATCCACAAAAAGGGCACTTGAGCTTTACGCGCTCAGGCTTTTCCTTTTCCATAAACCTCCTTGAAACGATCGGCAACATATCTCTTGATCGCGGCGTCGCGCTCGCTGAGAGTCAACTTGTGATCGACTGCACCGCGCTCGGGAATTGCGTACTTTGCGCGCCGAGTTTCAAACTGCTTTTTCTGCTTGGCACTCATGCCTTCCGTGCTGCCGGTCCGGTAATAAACGCGCTGCTTGAAGGGGGTATCGTCAGGAAGCCCGAGCATCAGCTCGCGGAAGGCCCACCAGTGAAGGTCCTCCTGCAAGAGGTCGATGCCGTAGGCCTCGCGGAATGAGGTATAGAGCGCATCGGCGTCGATCTCGAAATCGTAGCTCCTGCGAGAGGGCTTGAGGTTTTGCTTGTCGGTTTCCTCCTTCTCGTGAGGCTTGCCGAGACAATAAAACCAGAGAGCTTGTTTGACCGCCTCGTCATACGGTTGCGGCCAGTTATCACCGAAGAACGTTGTCAAGACGTTCTCCGGTGTAAGCTGGTCGTCAAGAGCCAAAAGCTCAAACCGCATTCCGACGCGGAAGCTTGTATTGATGGGAACCTCACGACCGCCGACTTTTACCGCATACGGCAGCGGGGTCGTTAGGAGATTCATGCTCCGTGTCTCTTATGCTTTGCGCGACGCTGCGCGCGATTGACCGGCGTGATCGGGGGCTTGGACGCGTAGGACGCAGCCACGCCGCGCATTGCGGTGTTGATCTCGTCGGTGATATACTTGAACACGTCGCAGGCGTCCCAGAAGGTATAGCCTTCCTTCATGCCGAGAATCTGGTCGGACATGCCCTCGCCGAGAATCTCGTCGATCGCGTCCATCACAGAATCGCAAAGGTCGTCGAGCGTATGCTCCTTATTGTCGGAGTCCTTCGCGGCCTGAGACACGCGAAGCAGCTCCTTCGCGGCGTCCTGCACCTTCTTCTGAACCTCGTCGGTCAGAGGCACGGTGCACTTGATCTGATCGCAGAAGTTGAGCTCGACCTGGCGAGCGGAAAACTGAAACATTGCCATTTGTCAAATCCTCCTTCTTAAATTACGTCGCGGAGTAGGTGTACTCAGCGGGCGCGGCGTTGGCCTTCTTGACGTCAATGTCGATGCTCGCGCTCTCGCCGGCGGAACCGCTGCCGTCAGAGTTAACGATGATGGACGCCTCGCCGGTTTCGCCCTTGCCGTTCAGCAAGCAGAAATAGACGTACTTGCGAATGACCGCAGAGCCAGTGCCGTACATGACGGCATGGGAGAGGGCAAAGTCCTGGAAGTCATCGCCGATATAGCGATCGCCGGAGACCTTAAAGGCTCTCTGGTTGCCGGTCTTCATGGTGGACTGACCGGCGCGGATATAGGTCTTGTCCTGCGTGATCGGGTTGAGGTTGGCGTCAAGGCCGGTCACGCCAAGCTGCGCGACCGCGTAGTCCTTAACCGTAGCGGAGCCGTCCGCGGAGCAATCGATTGCGAGGACAAAATCGTCGTTGGTGACGAAGCCCTCAAAAGTCGAACTCGGCGTATGGGTCGCCATCAGCTCGGAAAGTTTCATACGGTGCGATCTCCTTTCTGGAAATAAGTTAGTTTGAGTTGAAGCTGATACCGCGCCGTGCCGTGCTCGTCGACGACGAACGGGTACGCGGTGGAGCTGATCTCGATTGACCGGACCGTTCGGCCCGTGCCAATATTAGGGAATTGCCGGAGCTTGCTCTTGCGCTCAAGCCAAGCGGCGAGGCCCTCATAGAAGGCCTGGTTATCTACGTTCTGCGCGATATTATCGCTGTAAAACTCTCGGCTTGATACGCAAAAGAGGAACTGCCGAATAGAGCTGCCGTCGAGGTAGCGTTTGACGATCTCAGTGGTCGGCACGGTATCGACCGAGTAGCTCTTCGCCTCCTCGGGCAAAAAATCCACGCTGAGCCGACCGTCAGCCAGTCCCTCATAGGTTTTCAGCCAGGCGCGAACGCCATCAATGATCGTCATTTTGCTCTACCTCCTACATAAGCGGCGAAGTCTCTCTTAAGATCGCCCCCACGGTCTGCAAGCATACGCTTATCCCATTCTTTACCTCGCATCGGCGCGCCGTGGTAGTTGAGCGCTCGGCCTGAATAGCTCTTTGGCGCTCGACCTACCATAGCGAGGCCGACATAAACATAATGGGCATACGGCCCTGGATAGGTGACTTTGCTGCCGTCAGGGGCGATCTGCTTTTGATTCTTCAAATGCGCTCCTGCGCCTGCACTCATAGGAACGTACGGGTCGCAGTATTTCGCGACCGAAGTCGCGAGATATTTTCGCGCCTTGTTATCACTGCCGAGACCGTGCTTGGCAAGAATCTTACTCGGCGTGATGTTGACGCTTTTGATCTTGATTCCGAAACTCATACGCCGCTCACCGCCACATGCGGAAGAGTCCCGCGCCGGTTGTCGGCGACCGCGGTGATCTGGAAATAAGTCGAGCCTTTGAGGTCTGCCGGCTTGAGTACCCCTGAAATTTCCCCCTTGACCAGGTAGTCAAGTTTTTCAGGCAAGCAAGACGGAAGAACAGCCTCCGGGATTCGGACCTTATAAACGTTAACCGCTTTCGCGCCGTCAGCCGTGACCGCCGTTTCTGTCTTCGCATACCAACTAACGCCCTGAATGGGGTAGCAGACATACGAGTCAGAAGCAGCGGTCTTGACGTGGTGAACGAGCGTCACGAGCTCGGTACAGGCGAGGAAGTCTTTCATCGGCGGCCCCTCCCGCGGAACAGGAGACCCGTAGGAGCGAGGTAGAGCCGAATTGCATTGCTCAATCGGCCCTGCGCCGTTCCTGCGTTCCTCGACGCGCCCGCGCTTGAAGCGCTGCCCGTCACATAGGTTCGCGAGATGCCGTCGTTCGTCTCAGACGAAACAGGACCGCCGGACTCCTCGATATTTGCCTGGTCAGCGTACGCGCAGACGGCCGACATAACCACTACGCGTACGGACTCCGCCAGACGGGCCCAGCAAGCGCTGAGCCTATACTCAGTCATGGCGTCCGCAAAGAGGAACGCCTGAGACGCGAGCCGGTTGAAGGTATCTTCGTCCAGCTCGCCGCCGTAAGTGGTCTTATACCACTCGTAGCTGACAACGACCACTTACCGCACCGCCTTCCTTACTGCAGCTTGGCAGTGGCGATGAACAGGCCCGCGGGGTTCGGCAGAACGGGCACGAACAGACCAGACGCCTTAGACCAGACGGCCGTGGGGTCGGGTTCGGTCCACTGGGTCAGGGTGACGAACTGCTCGGCGCTCTTCGCGGTCCAGGGACCGAGCTGCTCCTCTTCAGGAGTCACGCCCCACAGGCCGACGCCAAAGTTCTGCAGGCCGTTGTAGGAAGCCAGGAAGGAGACCTTACTCTTGCCCCAGAAGCGCTGGGTCGTCAGCTTGCCGTCTTTGCCCTCGACGTTGTAGCGCAAGTCGTTCGTACGAATCTCGGTAATACCGAAGAGCTCGTTGAACAGACCGACGAGCTGCGTACGAGAGACCATAGCGCCAGCACCGGCGCCGCCGTAGATGGCCTTGGAGATCCCCTCGTTGGTCAGCATCTTAGAGAGTACGGAACCGGACAGAACCATACCAGAGATGGTGAAGCCCTTGTCGCGAGCGGTCTCGACGATCTCTTCGATCTGCGCGAGAACGTTCTTGTCAGGCGTGGAAACGTCAATGTCGAAGCCGGTGTTACCATTCGGCACACCGAAGTCAACAGAGAAGTTCAGACCGTTCTCCTTGATGGTCATCTTGCCGGTGGACAGGACTTCCATCTTGGCGACCTCGGTACGGCAACGAACGCCTTCGGCCAGACGGCCCCAGTCGTCATAAACGAAGTCGATCAGAGCGCTGTCATTGAACGCGCCGTTTTCGAGCACCTGACGCAGGGACTCAGTCTGGTTGATCTTCTCCTTGATGAAGAGCTTTTCAACCGTCACGCGCTCCAGCGCGGGGCGAGAACCGATGTGCGCCTCAGTGTCGAGACCGTGAACCAGGGCCATAGTGGGAAGCTGAGAACCGGCCGCAAGACGCAGGTACTCAGCTTTGAAGTTCTGGGTCTTACGATCAGGGAAGATCGTGTCGCCGATGTAGTTCGGACGAGGAATCAGGAAGTTCTGGCTGAAGTCGAGCTGTTCAGCCTGGGACAGCATTCTCAGAATATCGGGCATGTGTTATATCCTCCTTACTTAGATTAGGCCTCGAAGACGGGGTAGACCTTGACGTCCGCGCCCGCGATCGTAACCGTGTCAACGGCGTTGCCGCCAGAGCTCAGGGCCCAGCCGATCTGAGACTTGGAGCTCTTCGTCAGCGGGTAGCTCTTGGAGAGCTGGACGATCTCGCCGTCAGCGTACATGGTCGCATCGACGGGAACGTCACCCGTGCCGCCGTCCTTCTCGTAGGTGACGGAATAGCCGCGGACGGTCGCATTCGCGCCGACAAAGACGATGTTCTTGAGCGCGGTCTGCGCGGCGCTTGCGGCGTTCACGCGGTCGCTGATTACGCGACCGGCAACCATGACAGCGCCGATCGCGTCGCCATCGGTGACGTCGACGTCCTGGAACACGATACCGGTCGCGGCGCTCGTATTCGCGGGGAACACGGTGCCAGCAAACACGGTCTTGCGATCGCCGTCAGCCTGGCCCATGCTCTGAGGAATCTGCGCGGTCTTGGTGACGAGACCGACTTCGCTATCCAGGAAATTAGGAATCGCAGTGCCGATCTCAGTTTTCAGAATAGACATGAATGGAATCCTCCTTATTTAGTGTTGGTGTTTTCTGCGGGGGTAGAAACAGGTCCGAACTTCGCGGCGGCTGCTCTCGCGGCCTGCGCGGCTCTGCTCAGGGTCGTCGGGCTACCGTTTCCGGTCGGGTTCGCGAAGCTGGGGTCAGGCTTTTCAGCGCGGAAAGAGTCGGGGTCTTTCTCGCGCATGGCCTTAATACGGTCTTCAAAGCCAACGAGCTTGCCGTCTTTCAGCTCGCAGCGAGTAGCCATGAAGTCAGCGCAGGCCGCTGCTTTCGCGCCCTTAGAGGTAAACTCGATTTTGCCGTCGTTGAAGGCGGTCTCGAGGGCGTCAGCATAATCGCGATCGGCGATCTGCTTTTGATACTTGGCGGTCTCGTCGTTGTACTTCGTCTGCAGGTCGGTAAGCTGCTGCTTGACCTTCTCAGCATCTTCCGCGCCGGCTTTCAGGGTCTCGAGGTCCTTGTCGCGGTCGGAGAGCTGCTGCTGTAGGGTGGCCGTCTCGGCTTTCGCGTCTTCGGCTGCCTTCTTGTGCTTTTCAATGTCGCGACCATTGATGGCAAGCACTTTGTCGGCCTGCTCGTCTGTCAGGCCCAGAGCGGTGAGTTCGTCCTTTTTCATACTGTTTCCTTTCTTTGCGGTTAGGCTTTTTAGGTCGTTGCCGTGACCTGCCGCCCCGTCCTCATAGGCTGACGGGTAGCCGATATTGCGCGAGCTGCAGGAGTCGAACCTGCATAACCACGGCTCGCATATAAAAGAAAGTCATACGGAGCTCCACGATCGTCCGTATGACTTCCGAATATTGGGAGTATAAACACCAGGGCCCCAGGCAGAAAACTCGATACGGGCCGCCTGGGGCTTGTTTATGGGCGTTCTATCCGATCTGCTCGCGAGAAGAGTCTCGTTTGAGACCGGTCTGCTTGATAAAATCACGCTGTCTGGCCTGCCAGGCGCGGACTTTAGCCCGAGCTTCGTCGGTAGGTTGACCTGCGGCTTTCATAGCAGCCTCTTCGCGTTTCCATCGGCGAATACCTCGCTCGATATAGCGCTGCTGCTGCAAAGCCTCGTACTCGGTCAACTGCTGGCCGTTGTAGGTGATATTCTTTGCGGAGTAGTCCTTGAGCTGAGCCTTCGAGTAGGTTCGAGGCGCGCCCTCGACGTACGGGAAGAAGCTGTGATTGCAGTTCCAGCCGCAAAGGCCGTCGCCCGTGCCGTACCCCGTAGCCTCCTCGAAGTTTTTGTACTTCGGGTGAGAGCCCTTGCGGCAATAGATTTGCCCCTGCCACTCTTGATGACTCGGGCGAGCGCCGGCGTGAGCGGTTACTTCCACAAGATCAATGTCGAGCTCGTCCATGAGCGCGAGCTGTGACTTTGCGGCGGTTTGATTGACACCGGTAACGACCGCGCGGCGAACAGCCGTTTCGATCGTGTCCACATGGCTTGAAGGATAAGTGATTGACTGGACGCCGGTCCGTGCGAGGTCTTTGACCGCATTTCTGATCGCGGTATTATAGTCAAACGCCCCTGACGTGACCTGCAACCAGGCCCGATCAAGAGCGTCTTCAAATTGCTTTGCCGCCGTGTTCGCGGTTGTACGAGTCAGGTTGCGGAAGATTCCGCTTGTCTGCCGAAGACCGCTTTGCAGCGCCTCGCGAACGCCGGCGACTGCGAGAGGGTCAACGTCACCCATACCTGCGGCCGCGTAGATTTTCGCGTCAGAGGTAAGCGCCTCGTCGACGGCCTGCGCCATGAGCTTTTTGAGCTCAGCTTGAGTCTTTCCCGTAAGCGCGGCGAGCTGCTGCTCGATCTCGGTCTCAAGCATCCCCATCGCCCGAAGACGCTGGTGTTGATGCTGGACCGCAGGAATATAGTAGTCGTACTTCGCGATGCGTTCAGCCATATTCGCGAGAATGTCTTGCTCGATCTTTCCATAAAGCTCGACAAGAGCGTCCGGAGTAGCCGCCAGGTATTCAGGCGTCAGCATCAGCCGAGATTAAAGGGGTCCGACGTAGACTCTACGGGACACATGCTCTTCGCGACTTCTTCGGTCTCGTTGTACCATTTGACGCGGTACTCCCACTTCTGCATAAGGCCGTCGCGAACGTCCTGGCGGTCACGTTCACGCAAAGCGTCTTTATCGGTGAGAATATTGTCGTCGAAGTCGATATAGAGCTCATACTCTCCACGGGGCGCAAGGCCATAGAGAGTGGCGTACACGTCAACGCCGTAGATCGCGTTTTCGAGCGCAGCCTTGAAGCGATCTTCGAGAGCCTTGACTGTGTTGAACTTGCGAATCTTTGCGGACATGACCTCGGTCGCGGTCTTTTCCACAGTCGCAGGGTCGGAGAGATCGCCGTAAGCAAGGCCGGTATTGAACTCAATGCGGCGCAAGATTGCCTGCAAGCCTTCGTAGTAGCCGGTATGCCGAAGCGCTGGGGAGAACTCCTTGAAGAAGTCGTCCGAGTCGTACGGCATTTGAATAAAGAGCCGATCGCCAAGTAAGGGGTTCGCCTTACTGCCAGGCAGCGAGCCAGAGATCGCCTCAGGGGTGCCGATGATCTTACGCTCAGCGCTCTCAAATTCATAGAGGAAACGCGCCCACTGTTCATCGGCGTCGCGAATCAGGTCCTCAGTCGCGCCGCCATAAATGGAGACGCCCAAGCTGGACGCAGTATCGATGTTGTTGCTGACAGGCGGCGTGAAGTAGCCGAAGAGCGGCTTTTCTACATTTTTGATCTGAACCTCTTCGGGAATGACGGCCCACTCGGGAACGCGGCCGAGCTCGACCTCGCTGCCTGTGATACCGTTCTCGTCAGAGGTAAAGGCCTTATTGCGAATCGTATAGACGCCGTTGGCGAAGTCATGGTACTCGAGCTTGACGAAGTAGCTCTTGTCGACCTTGACCGGTTGACTCTTAAACACGCCGGAGACGCAATTATCTCCGTCGTCAAAGCGAAGAGGGATAAAGGACGCAGCGCTCGTGCTATCGATAAAAACGTTTCCGCCTGAGACATACGGCTTAAAGGCCATACCGCCGAGGGCCATGCAAAGCTCGACGCTGTTTTGCACGTTCGACTGGAAGCGCGCCAACTGCTCGTTGATAAAGTCGGCGCGCGGACCACCGTCGACTGTGATCGTCATTTCCGAAGAAACGACCTGCGCGAACTCCTTCGCGATCGCTCGCGGAAGGCCGAGAGGTTTGACCTCGTCGTCGGCCCACTCGGGCTTATCGACGTACATGCCGTACCACCGACTAATGGCGCGAGACATTTTATCGCTGACGAGCGGGTCCGCATCAAAGCTCTTATAAATCACGTTGGAAGGCACAAGCACATTTCTCGAAAATGCACCGAGCTTTCCCCAAAGGTTATTTAATGCCATACGCCCTCACCTCGCGTTTCATAATCGTGCGGACAAAATACCGCATTTGGTCCATGCTGTGGTCGTTCTCTTTAATCACGGCGTCGCTCGAAGATTTCTCGTCCCACGCATACGCGCCGAACTCAGCTTTCGTATTGACGCAGGTCTTATTGAAATGGAGCAAGCCAGCTTGCAGCATTGTTCCAGTATCGCGAATACCGTCAAGCACGTCGTTCTTCGCGTTCTTGACGCTGAATTTGCCGTGCCGCCTGATTGTTTCCTTGAAGGAGGCGGCTGAAGGGTCAATGACGACTTGCTCAATCAGGTAGCCGTCTGCAAAGGCCTCAAGATCAGCATAATACTCTTCATCAGTCTTCTGCTTGCCTTTCTTGCGGCCGTCGTAGTAATACTCTTTCACCATGAAGGCCGAATTGCCATTTACGCGCCAGAGACCGAAGACGCACGGGTTGAGTGTGCCGTAGTCGCAGCTGATATAATATCGACCGCGCGAGCCATCGTCGTCGATCATGTGCCTTTTCGCGTCAAAGAAGGGATAGACAAGGCCCTCAGCCTTCGTCCACTTTCCGAGGATATATCGAGCATAGAAAACGCCGGTATACATGCCCTCGTAGCGCTGCTTGATCTTCTCGGACAAGCTGAGGTTATCGGCCATCGTGAAATGCAGGTGAAGAACGTTCCTGCGCTTGCATGCAAGCACCCATTCTTTGTAGAACCAGTGCATGGGGCCTTCGGGGTTACAGTTAAACCAGAACTTGCTCCCCGCGACCGAGCATCGGGCGAGAGCCTGCTCAACGAAGGACCGCGGCATAAGCGCGACCTCGTCAAAAAGAACGCCTGCCAGGGTCATGCCCTGAACAAGCGTATAACTGGATTCGTCACGACCTCCAAAGAGGTAGTAGGTATTGCTATGACCGCCGACTGAGATAATCAGCTTATTCTCAGCGCGCCGCTCGGTTACCTTGAAAAGGCCCTCAAGCCAGGAGGGCAAATGCACGATCACATTACGACGCAGCGACTCGATCGTGCGGCCGCAAATGGCGAAGCTCTCGTTATTGAAGGAGTACATGCTCCAAAGGATAAAGCCGACCGCCATTGAGACGGTCTTGCCCGATCGAATAGAGCCGTCGCAGAGAATGCCGTCATAGTCTGCAAACTCAGGTCTCTTCCACCACGTCAGCGTCAACGTCTGCCGAGGACTGAATCTCTGGTATTTCATTTAGATCGATTCCCCCCTCTGCAGCGCCGGCGATCGCCTCAAAGAGGTTATTCTTCTGCGTATCGCCCTCCGGATTCGTCCCATCAAAGAGACCGAGATATTTACCAAGCATCTCGAGAGCGCGAGCCTTATCAGCGAGTTTGACCTCTACGCCATACATACCCTCCTTGACAGAGGCGAGAGCTGCCAGCTTATCAGCGGCCACGTCGTCAGAATCTTTAATGAGAACGTGGCCGCCCTGAATCGTCAAAAAGTCGGTAGCCTTCGCGAAGCCGATCGAAGCGAGTTCTTTCAGGACACGCTCTCGCGTGATCTCGAGCTTTTCAGCCGCCGATTTTTGTCTTTTTTGGATTGCGGCTTGAATTTCGGGTTTCTTCAAATTTGAAACGCCGATCGAGTAAGCCGTCTTTTTGCTATATCCTGCACGGATTGCGGCTTGCGTCGCATTCAGGTCGACAAGGTATTCATCGACAAACTTTTGCATCTTCGGAGTCATTTTGCCTGCCACGCTCACCACCTCCAAATGCAGCAAAATGAAAAGAGCGACTGTTTCCAGCCGCTCTTCTTCAGGAGGAAGGACAATGGCCGTGCTCGCCAAAACCTTCCATACCAGTATACAATGTGACCCCAGGAATTAACGCGCTTTAGCCTAAAATAATCATAATACCGCATTTACGCCGGAATTAGCGCGCTTGCCGCCTCCTGCAATGCGAGTAAAGCTCTGTGGTGAAGCTCCTGGGTCCACCTGAATGTATAATTCATTCTGACGGCGATCTCCTCCCACCGTAAGTAGCTGAGATACCGAAGCTCGAGGACGGTCTTGAAGTTCAGGTCCTCAACAAGCTCCTTGATGATCTGAGAGGTCTGCCGCTCAAAGTCAGCGATCTCCATGATCTCATCCTTGATCTCTTCTTGCAGCGTCATAATCGCGACAACACAATTCTCGGTCTTGCTTGTAGGGTAACCGCCGCCGCTCGAAGCGTTCTCGGGATTCGCGGTAATAGACTCGGCGATCTGCCGCCACTCCTCAATGCGTTTTTGCCTTGCGGCAATACGCTCCTTTGCGCGATAGCCGCGATTGAGTACGACCATCGGGTCGTCAGATAGCAACTGTAAAACTTCTTCCGTCATGTTACCTCCTTGATTCTGGCCTTGACCGCCTCAAGCAAGGCGTTCTGGCCCGCCTCTTTGTTTCGTAAGACAATATCGTAAATACGCTCATCGATCGTACCTTTTGCCATAAGCGTGTGAATGAGAACCGTCTCAGCTTGTCCGCGCCGATGAAGGCGCTTATTCGCCTGCTGGAAAAACTCAAGGTTCCAAGTCGGGCTGTACCAAATCGCGATATGACCGCCGAATTGTAAATTAAGGCCGTGACCGGCGCTTGCGGGGTTCGCGAGAAGAATCGGAATCTCCTTAGCGTTCCAGCGCTTGACGACATTCTCCTCTTTTACATGAATGGCCTGAGGGTACCGCGCTTGCAGCCGATCAAGCTCATGCTTGTAGTTGTAGAACACCAAAACAGGTTGACCGTTCGCCTCTTCGATAAGCTGGTCTAAGACCTCGAGCTTTTGGTCATGGACGATCTGCGCTTTGCCATTCTCGTCGTAGACCGCGCCGCCGGCCAACTGCAAGAGCTTATTCGTCAAGATCGCGGCCGTTGCCGCGTCAACGTCTCCATCTGCAAAGGGCAGCAGCATAGTCCTTTCAAGTTGTTGGTACATAGCCGCCGCTTTTTCTGAGAGCTTGACCTCATGGGGAATCGTGAGCCGCTCAGGAAGGCCCGTCGTTTCCATGCTGATACAGAGATCGCTCAATTTCGCAAAGATCGCTTCACGGGCCCCATCTTTTAGATTCCAGTCATAGATGATTCCATTCGGCCCACGTCTGCCAGGCGTGAAGTAGGTATCGCGATAAGCCGACAACGTTCGACCGAGCCGCGCGCCTTCGTCTAAGAGATAAACCTGAGACCAAAGATCGAGTAGGCCGTTCGGGGCCGGTGTACCAGTTAGGCCGACAATTCGGTCGATATACTTTCGGACTTTCCGAAGAGCCCTAAAGCGCTGGGCCTTACTGGACTTGAAGCTCGATAGCTCGTCGATTACGACCATACCGAAAGGCCACTTCTTCTTGTAGTAGTCGACGAGCCAGACAACATTTTCGCGATTGACGATATAAAAATCGGCGTCAGTATGTAGCGCGTCAATTCGCTCCTGCGCCGTGCCGATAATCAGGGAATACGTCAAGCCCTCGAGCTGGTCCCACTTTGCCAGCTCGTCGGGCCACGTCTCTCTCGCAGGAAGGAGCGGCGCAATCACGAGGACCTTGCTTGTCTCAAAATAGTCCCGTAGCAATTTCTCACACGCCGAGAGCGTGATCGCCGTCTTGCCGAGGCCCATATCGAGGAACAGGCCCGCGGCTTTATGCTCAAGGACAAACTTCTCAGCAAAAGCCTGATAGGGGTAGGGCGTATATTTCATGCCTGCACCCCGATCTCAATAAGCCGCTGACGAAAGACTTCTGCGTCGTCAATCCGCCAGACGTGACAGCCCAGCCCCTCCAAAATGCGAAAGACCTTCTTCTGCTGCTCGCTCCGCCCATCATTCAAGCCTGGGCGCTTAAGCTCGACAAAAATGATATGGGGTCCAGGCAAAATACAGATTCGGTCAGGCACGCCCCGACGACCAGGGCTTACCCACTTCCAAGCCACGCCCCCGAGGACTTCGACTTGTCGGCGGATATTCCTTTCAACTGTTGATTCTTTCAAAGCTACCTCCTGTTGTAGCGAAGTAGCAAAATAGCGCTCGCGCGTATATGTACCCTACGGATTAAGGGTAAAAGGAAATTTTTATGTCTTTTTAGGTTTAATCCATAGGGTTCAATAGGTATAATTGCTACTTTGCTACTAAATTGATGAAAGGCTTGGAAACACTGGCTTTTGGCCGTAGCAAAACGAGTAGCAATTCGATTTGTGTTTTGCTACTCGCTACAGCCCCGAGTAGCAAAACTCTTGCCGAAAATGATTTTGCTACTCGGTTTGCTACTCGTTTTGCTACTCCGTTTCCTCGCGAACAAAGCCGCGCTGTTGGCCGTAAATCTCGCCGTAGTTGATTCGTGACCGAGCTTTCCAGCCTGGCAGCCGTTTCAGCATAGCGTTGTACTCACGAGTTTTCTGCGGGGTGTAGTCCTTGACGGTCCCACCGAATAACTCGCAATGAATCTCCAAAGCGCAAATGGCTTTGCGGCGCTCGGTTCCTGCTTGCTTTTCATCGTCAAAGCCGTCATTCCAGTATGCGAGCCGCTGGCTCAGATTTCTTGTAGCCCAGTCTTTCGGAAGAAGACGCTCAACAAACTGTTCAAGCAAGCCTTGCTTACCATTCATTTCAGTATGCGCGTCCTGAATCTGCCGTGCAACGGCCTCAATCTTTGCATTATCAAGATACCAGTTTTCTCCAGCGGAATACCGCATGACGATCTCAGCCCATACCTGGTCAACGATCTCAGCGGTAAAGTAGTCACCTGTTTCTCGCCCCTTGTCCGTGACAGTAACCGGCCAAAATCGGCGGCCGCCTGTTGCGTCCCGCAGGAACTCGTCGTCGTTGGTCGTACCGAAAAAAGCGCATTGCCGCGGATGCTCCTGCGTGCGTTTGGCGTACGCCGCACGGTAGCTGTCTGACTGTTTAGAGACAAACTGCTTGATCGACTCAAGCTCAGCTTTTCGGGTCGCCGCCATTTCTCCCATCTCAATAAGCCAAAAGCCTTGAATCTGTTCATAGGCCTCTTTACCCTGAACGGTATAGAAGGAATCGGAAAACCAGGACTTACCGAGCTTGGCGAGGGTCGTAGATTTGCGGCAGCCTTGCGGGCCGACAAGGACAAGAATGTGATCGTGTTTGCACCCAGGCTGCATGATTCTCGCGACTGCGCCGATCAAGGCCTTGCGGGTGACTGTCCGCGTATACTCTGTATCTTCGGCGCCGAGATAATCAATGAAGATCGTGTCTGCGCGGGCGACTCCGTCCCATTTAAGGCTCAGGAGATACTCGCGAACGGGGTGCCGCATACAACTCTGCATCGCGAGAAGTACGGCGTCACCGATCTTCATGGTGTTTACGATTTCATACTTGATCTCGAGGAAATTGCGAAGGCCGGCGTCGTCGGTGTCGGTCCAAGTCGTTGTCATTCGATCGGCGAGCTTGCACCACGGAAGATCTCCGCAAACCGTCATTCGCTCCTTGAAGGTATCGTAGAAGTATTTACCGCGAAGACCTGCATCGTGCTCCATAATGAGCTGCACGTTGTTGATCGTGTTATCGAACTTCCCATTTTTGTTGCATGTGAGCTGGCCTACCCAGTCATAGTCTTCGTCAGGGTCGTCAAAACGGTCCTTGAGACGCTCGAAGTTGGCCTTAGCAAGCTCTTCGCGAACCTCAGGAATCTGCATAGCCTCGTCTTGCAGCTTCATAAACGAAGGCATTTTGTGCGACGGAGTACCAGGGCTCGTGTCGTCGTCTAAGTTGCCGTAGAGGTGAATACGGACGAGATCGAAGGCGTTGCAGAGCTTTCCACTTGCAGGGTCCGTGCCATGATGGGAATACGCGAAAACGCCGTTGTCATAGAGAACCAAGCCGCCTGAGGTCGAGCCGCCTTTGTAGGTATAGCGATTGTCGTCATATTTCTCGTAAGTATCGGGGAGAAAATGCTCGATCGCATCGTGAATGTCATAGACGCGGCAGAACGCACCGACAATACCATTTTTCTCGAGCGGGCTCTCCTGGTGAGACGCGAGCCTATGTAAAGCCTCGGCTCGACGCGAGGAGATCGGCCATTCAGAAGGGTCATGCCAGTCAACGTATCGAGCGAGCTGCTCGTCTGCGTTCAGCCACGGCCCATCCTCGACTTCATACCGGTACTCAGCATTGATCGAGGCAGAGGGCCAGTACATAAGACGATGCGGCTCATAGGTGGTATCGTCGCACATGTCGATACCGATGTCCTGCGCGACCTTTCGGGCGATCGCAGAATATTCCTCAGGAGAGACAGGACGAGATAGCGGCATAACCAGGCGAAGACGCGGCGCCTCTGGCCGATGGCTATGCGTGCTGTAAAGAACGGCTGCGCAGCCGAGAACCAGAACAACCGTGTCCCACGGGTCCGCATTTCTCGGCACGTCGTCAAGGTCTAAGGTCAGGAGCCGGCGCTGCATGATCGCCTCAGCTTTACGACGGCCGCCTTTAAGAGAGCCGCCGACAAAACCGCCAACGTCCTTGATCTCGTCACGCTTGCTTTTTGCAAAGCCCCTATATTCGTCAACGGTCTCGGGCGTCTTCGTCGGAATACTCAGACGCTCCACAAGCTGAGACCATAAGACCTCTTTGTTTTTCCACTGAGTCGAGCGCCTGGATTCACCGACGGCAATCGTAACCGAGCCATCATAGCGGATTTGATTCATTCGTCGATCTCCCTTCGCACAACTCTCAAAATGCCTGCGTTGCGAATCATTCTGTCGCACATATTGCAGGGCTTTGCCTCAATCCATTTCTTTGTCCTGGGGTCATAGCCAACCAGATAGAGCGTAGAGCCTTGGAGCTCTTGCCTTGACGCGCTGATGATCGCATTTTGCTCAGCATGAACCGCTACGCAAGAGCCGTATTGCGAACCATGCGCGGCAGCAGTCTCATCAAGCGGCAGCTCGTGCGATCGGCAGTAGCAAACGCCGGTATCACAACAATTCGCCTCGCCGCGCGGAGAACCGTTATAGCCGGTCGCGATGACTTCATCGTTTTTCACGATCACCGCACCGTAGTGTTTTCGCAAGCAGGTCGATCGCGCGGCAACGGCCGCGGCAATGTTCAAATAGTATTCATCTTTGCTGACTCGTTCCAAATGAGTCACCTCCGTTTCAGCTCCTCCTCCCAGGGCCGAAGCCCCAGGAGGAAGGGCAAGATTTTATTTGCCGGTGGAGCCGAACGCGCCGTTACCGCGAGCCTCGCCGAGATCAAGCACGAAGTCAGGAGTCACGACTGGCAGCACGACCAACTGGCCGATGCGGTCGCCGCGGTAAATGTGATAAGCCTCGTGACCGCCGTTATGAATGACTGCGTGCATTTCCCCGGTATAGCCAGGGTCAAGCGGGGGGAGCTTGCAGTCAACGCCCTTTGCGGTCTGGCTCGATCTCGGGAAGATAAACGCGCCGAAGCCGGCAGGAAGATCAAGACCAAAGCCAAGCCCGATCACCGCAGAGCAACCGACCTCAATGATACGGTCTTTAAGCGCGTACACGTCCGCGCCGACGTCGTTCGCGTGCGCACGCTTAGGCTGCATCTCCGAAGGAACGCCATAGTCGAGGAGCTTAACCTGCATTGCCCGCGCCTCCTTCCTCATAAAGAAGCGGGAACTCAAGCCGCAGCAGCTCACTCGGCGTTAAGTACGGCATGGGATTCTTGCAGCCCATTTTGCCCTCTTTGCAAGCACCTCTCATGCAGAAGGGGCCGGTAGTTGCTCGGGAGAAAAGCAGCGGGTTCAGCTTATAAAGCTCGTCCCAAACCTTGAGCAGAACCAGGCGAGTCTCGGACGTATTGCGCCGACAAGTACGCTGGCCGATAATGTGTTTCCACTGATAAGGCGTCGCGCTGATAAGAAGGACATTGCGAAGACCCTGCGGAGCCATATAACCGGCCGCGTCATTGTCAAGACCCTGCTTGACAGCCTCGGCATAGTTTGCCATATTCAGCTTGCAGGAGGTCAAGTAAGTCTCCTCTTCGCCGCGCGCCATGACCTCATAGGGAATCGCGAAGGCAGCATCGTCCGAGTAGTCGCTATACTGCAGCGAGGCAGACATGAACTTGACTTCGTTCTGGTGGCGCGTGATCTGCGCCAGGAAGCGACGACTCGCGCCGACAATGACAACGTTGATCGCGCCGAACTTCTGAATTGTCGGGTGCGGCAGCTTTGTCATTGTGGTCACCGTGTCCTCGGTGTAGCTCTTGTTATAGAGCGCCATGAAGTCGTCCAGGCTTTTGATCTTGTGGCCGCGCTGCGTAAGACGTGCAGCGCAAACCATCATCTTCTCAACCGAAGGAATAACTTCAGGATTTAAGACCGCAACTTCGATGCTTTTCATGCGGACCTTCCTTCCTCAACGATTGCTCGCAGAATCAGCAAATAGTTAATACTGTCGGTGATCTTCTCGTTCCACTGCGTGAGCGGATAAGACTGACGAGAGCCGACCATATCGGCGACAGAAACAAGGTGCTTGCTCAGCATTCCAAAAGCGGCCTGCGCGGTCGTCATATCCTGCAGAGCCGCGGCCTTCTTAAAATGCGCCAGACGGTCGACTTCGGTTTCATCGGTCGCCTCTTCGGCGTATTCGGTACCCTTACCCATGAGGACGAGCTCGCTGCGGGAGAGCTGGTCAGTCACGATCTTGTCAAACTGTTTCAGATTCATTGTGTACCTCCTTCGGCATAATCAGCAAAAAACTGGTGTTGATGGGAACTGCGAGCGCTTTCTCAACAGGCTGCTCCTGCTCGGCAATAAGACCAGATAGGTCAAAACCGAGACCCGAGAGATATTCAAGACCGAGCTTTGCGTTCGCGAGAGCATTGACGTTCAGCGCAACATTGTAATAGGTCTTCTCAACTTCGCGCCGAATATCGGAAAAACGCTTTTTGAGGTCTCTGTCGACCTGGGCCTCGCGCAGCTCTGTCTCTTGCAGCTTTTCGGCCATAGGGACCCGCGCAAGAAGTACGTTGTGAATTGAGTACAGGATTGTACCCCAACTCATAGACAAGGGACCTGCAAGCTCCTCGTTCTTCTTGTGCCAGTCCATCATATAGTTATAGACTTCGGTCAGGCGCGGCTCGACGTACGCAACCATCTCAGCGAACTTCGTACGCTCGAGCTTTTCCGCAAGCAGCGCGGCTTTTGCGGCGGTCTCCTGTGTGTCGACCTGCGCAAGGGCCTCAGCCTTTCGGGCCTCAAGCCATTTTAGTAAGATTTTCTTAGTCACTGTTCTTCCTCCAAATTAGTCTTTGCGATAATACTCGCACTCGTAGGCGTCGGCGCGAAGTGGCAGATTCGGGGCCCAGGAGATCGGCTGACCCATGAGCGCGCCAAGTTCTTCTGCAGAGCTGACGCCGATCGGAACCTCGCAAATCACTTCGTCGTGAACATGGAAGACGATCGGGAATCCGGCGGCCTCAAGCCTAAACATAGCCTCAGCCAGGCAGTCACGGGCGGTAGCCTGAACGATATTCTCCACGAACTTCGGCCCGTAGGACTCAATACGGCCCCAGCCGCCCGAGGACTGAATTGTCCCCTCATAGGTGATATTGTCGTCGCCATCGACACGGGGCTTGACGTAGCTGAGCTCTCGGCCATTCGGCAAGCGCAGACGCATGAGCGGTCCTTGCTTGCGAAGTCTCATGCCGTGTGGCAGGTCGACAGGCGCCTGCGTCGTAATACACCGACGAACGGCTGCATCTGTGTCCCACCAGAACTTCGTGATTGACTTATTTGCCGCGCGCCAACTATTGACAATCGGCTTGAGCTCAGACTCTTCAAGACCCATTGCCAAAGCGCCCATGCTCTTCATGGCACCAACGGAACCGCCATAGCCCAAGGCAAGCTCAGCAATTTTACCCTTCTGACGCATCGGGTCACCTTTCTTGACAGACCCTTTCGGCAGGTGAAACATCTGCTCGGCCGAGGCCTCATAGATTTTGCCGTGCGTGTTGAAGACGTCCATGCGCCACTCTTCATCTGCGAGCCAAGCGAGCACGCGCGCCTCGATCGCAGAGAAGTCAGCCACGATGAACCTGCAGCCAGGTTTAGGGATAAAGGCCGTACGAATGAGCTGGGACAGCTTTCCTGCCGTATCATCGAAGAGCATCTCGAGAGTCTCAAGATCGCCTTCACGAACCAAGCGCCGCGCCGCGTCAAGCTCGCTGTCCGGCATCTTGTTCTGCGGCAGGTTTTGCATCTGCACCAAACGCCCGGCCCAGCGTCCGGTGCGTGCGGCACCGCAAAACTGAGTCAGACCTCGAATACGTCCGTCAGGGCAAACCGTGCGGAGCATCGCATTGTATTTTTCAGTTGAGGTCTTTGCAAGGCCCTGACGAATGTCGAGCATTGCATGAACCTCTTCATTATCGGTGCCGCTGCGAACGTCACCGATCATCTTTTTGTTGAGGCTCTCCACCTCAAAGCCAGAGACCTCCTCAATCCAGGACTTGAGCTGCGCAGCGCTCTTTGGATTATCAAGACCCGTCAACTCTTTTGCGGCGTCAAGCAGCCGCGCTTTTACGATCTGATCGATCGCAACCGCATTTTCTGCAAGGACCGTATCAACGCCGACGCCGCGGTCATTGATATGCTGGTCGATTATCCACAGATCATGCTCGCTGGGAATCACGGGGAACTTCTGCAGGCGCTTTCTGATCGCGCGCTCCGTCACGACATCCTGACGGTTATACTCGACATAGAGGTTCCACCGTTCGGGGTCATGGTGAGGAAGATTGCGTGTGCGCTCGCCATTGACCTTTGTGGCTTTGCAAGGAATTGAGAAGTATCGAATCAGAGCTTTGCCCGTCTTCGACTTCTGCTTGTCCTCAGGTAGACCGATTACTTCGCCAACAGCTTCCAGGCTGCCAGGCAAGCCAAGCTCACGAGCCATGACCGCGGTGCAGCTCCATTGATCTGCAGGAGTCACGCGACCCATAAACGCGCTCAGACAAGTCCGTTCAAAAGACGCATTGAATGCCGTCTTGAGGATTTCGGGGTCATACAGGGCGTCCTGGAGCTCCTGGGGTAGCTTCTGGCCTTGCGCCATGTCGATAACCTCAACGGGACCGTCGTCCCAAGCATAGCCAAAGAGCAGAATCTCAAAATCAGGACTCGCCGCGTAGGCATAGACGCCGGCTTTTTGAAGAGAGACGGAGGAATAGGTTTCAATATCGATTGCGAGAGTTTTCATGTGCTCGCTCCCTTCTTGCTATTGCGGGGGAGTAAAGCCCGAGGGCGTGGGCACGCCGCGTATT